TAAAGTTTAAGAGACTTTCAGGACTAAAATCGCTTACGGCAGACTGTTGTGATAACGTTTGCTATAAGCTTCTGACAGAGCACTCTACACAGATAGATCTTCAGCGCATGGCTCGTAAATTAGACTCTTCTTTTCAAATAGTGAAGTATGTGTTTTACCATAAGCGGAATATGGAGCAGAGGTTGGTGGAGTGGAAGTGGTCAGATCGGGACTGTGTTCATCGTCCTATATGTTCTTGTAATCTTCATTTGACGTTTCATAAGAAGTTTGGGATTCCAGAATATATCATTCAGCGCATAGTAAACTCTAGAATTTTGAGTCATAACGAAATGTTGATAAAAGTTATGTCAAGTGTTGAAAGTTTTTTTCACATAGTTGATGGGCAATTGTGTAGACAGTATTCTTCTCCAGATGAGGCTTACATACAGACTGTTTCTTGTCTTATGGGTTTTCCGAATATTTCTTTCATTCCTCAGCCTGTTCAGGTTCATAATAGGGTTGAAGATAGTCATGTTCCACAGCCTGACATCAGGGTTATTCAGTGTGCCATGTTGGCTGATGTGACGTGTTATGGTAAAGGAAAGTCGTATCGATTTTTTCGTGAGAATGTTTGGAATGAGTCTACCTTTATCGTTGGTCATCGTTCTCCTGTCAGCGGTATTCCTACCTTGGAGTCTCTCGCTTTGAGGGCGGCCTCAGGTTTTAATATGATATTTGGTTCTTTAAATGGTCGACCACGGGTGATCTCCGCAAAGGCAGGCATTGAGGGCACGAATAAGGCAGCGCGTGCCGTCCTTCAAGCTGTTCAGCCTATGTCTAAGTTGACACCGGAGATGAGATTGGCAATTCCCTATATACCGAAAAGTTTGGAATATATGTATATGTATATGGGTGTTTTGAAGAAGATGAGAACCATACGACCTGAGATAACTTTGCGTCATTTGCAGAAAATGTATCTGGGTTCGTCTTCTGGTATATTACCCGGTTCTAAGAGGGTCATTGATATCGCCACTGAGGATGAGAAGGTCCGGGTGAGAGTTAAGCCTACTGGAAAGAAGATACATGTAACCCAGCAGGTCTTATTGCAGGTTATAGAGTTCTTGTCAGGTGGCGCTCCTCCAGAAACATTGTGGGCGAAATCTGAAAAGGATGAGAACTATTTTTCGAGTGATAAGCAATTTGATGACTTGAAGTGGTCTGCTTTTTTAGAAAAGTTGCGTACGTATGAGATTCCCTCACAGTTTTTTATTGTTCTGGAGACTATTCTTCATAATGCTAGGAAAATAATTGAAGTTGGTAATATGATAATGGTAGGGATGAAGTGGGCTCGTGGTGGTGTTGATCATTTTGCGGATATTTTTGGTGTGAAGGATGGTGATGAGAGTGAGTATGTTTTCTCTGATGCGGATTTTGATAAGTTAGATAAGAAGATACATCAGGTGTATATGCGTATGTTTGAGGATAGTGCTTTAGTGTATTATAATAAAGAAGATCCGATGTATCCGCACATGGTGAGAATTGCGCAATATCTTGCACAGAGATGTTCACAGAGAATAACTCATGTTTTTGGCCAGTTATGGGCGGTCATAGAGGGCGGCATGCCTTCTGGTCGCTGGATGACTTCGCATGGCGATTCATGGATTGTTGGACTATGGTTTTTTACGTTCTGCACTATGGCTATCTCTACGGCGGAAGAGAAGGATAGAATACTTTTGGAGCGTGAGTTACTTTTGTGTCTTGTTAAGATAGTTATTTATGGAGATGATCATATTATCTGTATTAGGCGACACCCTGTCGTGATGAAGTATTTTAATATCTATTGTTTTGCCGAGTGGGTTAAGAAGTATACTGGGGGAGAGTTACGTGATATTCGATGGGATGTTGGCTTTGAGTCCTTTGCTTCGGGTGGATTTCATACCTATAAAGGAGCTGTTTTTCTAAAGCAGACTTTTGTTAGAAATACGCATAAGGGTGAGGGTCAACCGAAGTTTTTACCGTTTCGTCCTATGAATGAGTTGTTGGTGCGATGTGTCTTTGGTCGCGATACTAGACAGCGGGATATTTATGATGTCATTTTGTCATCGATAGGTCAGGCCTACAATACATATGGATCTAATGAGTCAGCTTATAAGTGGTTATTTCACTTTCATACCCATATGAAGAGGATGATTGATCCTGATTCTCGCTCGTTGGCTGGTGCCCTTGATCGTATAACTCAGAAGACTTTGTTGGGTAAGTTGAGGCAGGCTGACGTTACCATAGATGATTTGAAGAGAGGTTTTCCTACTATGCAGTCGTTGGTTGCTAAGAATACTTATGACAAAGTGTACCATATTCCGTCTAACAGTGTTGAGGTTCCTCTTATTCTTGTTCCGGTTCAGGAAAGAAACTATGATTAAGGAGCTAAGCGCTCCATCAGCGCTATATAAATAGATGAAGATCTTCAGGGATTTCTGTGATTTACAGAACCAGTAAAGTTTTCTTCGT